ACTGCAAACGAAAACCGTCCTCGTAACATTGCCTTTAATTATATCGTGAGGGCTGCCTGATGAATAAAGCCGTATTAAATAACGAACTCATTGCCATAAAAGCGGGAGACATTACCATTTATAATTATGATGGTGAAACGCGGGAATATATTTCCACATCAACTGAATATCTTGCGGTTGGCGTCGGTATTCCGGCATGTTCCTGTTTAGATGCTCCTGGCTCATATAAAGCTGGTTATGCAATTTGCCGTTCTGCAGATTTTAACTCATGGGAATATGTGCCAGATCATCGCGGTGAAACGGTATATAGCACTGAAACAGGAGAATCAAAAGAAATCACAGCTCCGGGTGATTACCCTGAAAATACAACTACTATCGCCCCGTTAACGCCATTCGATAAATGGGATGGTGAGAAATGGGTGACCGATACTGAGGCACAGCATAGCGCCGCAGTAGACGTGGCAGAAGCACAGCGCCAGTCGCTGATTGATGCTGCTATGGCTTCCATCAGTCTGATTCAGCTGAAATTACAGGCCGGGCGGCAGCTGACGCAAGCAGAAATCACTCGCCTTAACGCTGTGCTGGATTACATTGACACGGTGACGGCAACAGATACCAGCACCGCGCCGGATGTCATCTGGCCTGAACTGCCGGAGGCGTAGGCCATTCAATATCTGGAGCACTGGAGGTATCAACCAGTTCCAGTGCGTCCAGATAATCCAGCCACAAATTATATTGCGCCAGTTCCTCACTTTTCAGACGACCAATCGCCGCTTTGCCAGGCCACTGATGAGTATTGATGTAGGTATTGACTTCAGAAACCAAAGATATTTTTTTCATTTCAGCCGTCAACACCTCATCCTCTTTTGAAGGGGGTGGGGAATTAATCCATACTGGCCGTCCTGAACTGTCAGCGCCAATTTCTTTCCCTTCTGGATGCAGCCCAAGAAATTGCTCATATGTTTCTCTGGTAATTTCAATAACATCATCAGGAAGCGTTCCCGCATCCTCATATTCTGGAAACAATTCTTGCAGATAAAAACTTTTACTTCCGGGTGAAAAGAATACTGAGTTCATTCTTACCGTCCAATGATTAACGCTGAGACGCTGGTATCTGAAGGAAAGGCTGCATTCAGTGGTTTGTCGACTTTGAACACAATCGTATTATTTCCCCTGACAGCGGCAAAAGAACAAACCGCAGTCGCGTATGAACCTGTAATATTACTGGATACACCACCATAAGCTGTTGTTGATACCAGAGGGATAACGCCCAGCACCTTATTAGGAAATACAAAGGGCAATGTGGCTGTGGCAATATAAGACTTATTAGAACCTGTAATGGCATAAGCATTATCAGTCATTCCATTCATCGCCACCGGGCCGCTTATACTTACAGTAACCATCTGAATGATTAGCCCGTCAGGTTGACGAATCACAAAATTTCCATTGCCACCAGTAACCGTCCAGAAAGACATATCAGGGATTTGGTTTTCCCCGTTGCCCACATTCCGTTTTGCCGCTTCTCCCAAACCAAGGTTTTCGAGAGCTGTTTTCACGGTGCCATCCGATTTGATATCACCAAACGGATTCTTGCGGCTTAACAGCAGAGCACGAAGCGCGGTAAGCAACTGGTCGTTTCGCCCCTTCTCCAGGCTGGCACCGGATGCCTCCACCACGCTGCAGAGTTCTTCCTGCAACATATCAAAGTAGTCATCATCCAGATCGGTGGCAGGTGTGCCAGTCTGGGGGTTACCACGGGTAAAACCGTTCTTACCCGCGCCGAACTTATCCTTCTGCGCGGTTTTCGTGTCTATACGATGCATGGATTACTCCGGATATTTAAAAATTACGTAGGTATGCGACGGGCAGAGTTTGTTAAGCACACACTCGACAACGGTGTCGCCCCAGATACGCAGTGCGGAATCACAGGGATCGCCACATGTCATCCAGGTGGTGTTGGTGGCGGCTGGCATGTTGACCTGCCAGTAATACCGCCATTCCGGCGCATTCACAGCGTCAGTGCAGGCTGATGAGCAGGTGAACGTGCTTTTGTCGTATCGCGTGATGGTAGCGTCTGGTCTGCCCAGGGCAGCAAGCTGTGCAAGGTAAAAATCCTCATTGATGCCGCCCGCCAGGTTAACCTTCGCATCCAGTCGTTGCTGACGCTGGCGAAGGGTCTGTGTCCCTGCGGGAATACATTCATCCGGCAGGCCGCACAGACGCTCCCAGCGGTTTATCAGTTCGGTGGTGGTGCGCGGATCCAGCTCCCGCATCAGGGCATCCGCACGCTGATGAACGCGGGTTAATGACGATGCCGCACCGGCAATCGCCGGATCGCTGGCTGACCACGCCGGACCGGGGGGCAACAGTGCAGACAACAGACGGATGTAATCATCGTTTGTCACGTCCATGAAATCGTCCCCAGAACCGCCAGTTCATTTTTTGCAATGGAGATATTGTCTGCCGGTGCAAGCAACTGATGGCTGTATTCCCCGTTCGCACCGGAAATCGCCTCACTGATACGCGACACCTTCAGTTCTCCCTGCGGATAACCATCACGCAGCAGGAACGAACGCAACTCCGCGGTGATGGCAGCCCGTATTTCCGGTGTATCCGGCGTCACGCGGATATGAAAATCCACCGTATGTGCCACCGGCCTGAACACATACAAGTCAGAGCCTGCCACCGGGGCCAGTGGCCCGATATGTTGTCTTGCCGCCGTTTCCGTTGATTCTTCCGGAATGGGATTAATCAGGTCACTGCTGGCAATCATCACACCGACAGTTCCCGTTCCCATCCAGTGACGGTATGTCCATGCGCGGGTAATGCCGGGCACTTCTTTAGCCCAGACGACATAGTCCCCGTCAGCCCCGCCCTGCGGCGTCCAGTAATACCGCTCAATGACGCGGGCGCGCCACGTTTCCAGATCTTCAGTATCGAATCCGCCAGTCAGGGTATCTGCAACACCGGAAGACGGCAGACCATTCACCGGCGTGACCAGGATTAATGCCGTACCGTCGTCAGCGTTACCGACCGCGCCTGTAGTTGAGCAAGTGATCGGCACACGCAGGACACCACCGGAGCTGGTTGCATCGGCAGTTGCCGTGTACTGAACCAGGTCATCGCGCTGAATCACGCTCCCGGCAGTCACCTTCAGGCCATCGCTGACACCTTCCCAGCGCATATACCCGCTGGCAGCCGTGGCCCCTTTGCGCGGACACCGTTTCATCGCAGCATGTCGCGCCAGCCAGGACTCATCGCACAGGTCAGGCAGCATATTCATTGCCAGATAATCGATGTACCCGTAGACCGTATGCAGCGCCGCCGCATACACCTTTGCCCGCACGTCTTCATCCATGCGCCGGAGCGTGTCGCTGACGTCCAGCCTGGCGAATAAATCGTTACGGAGCATACTGATATTTTCTGCCAGCGTCGGGCGCTGAAATTCACTGTCCGCCATGCGTTATCGCACTCCACAGATCATCAAAAGAAATCATTACCGGTCCGTCACGACGCCAGAGAGTGATACTGTTACCCAGTTCATTAATCCCGGTACGGCGGATATCCAGATCAATACGGAACACCACGCCGTCATCAATCATCCATTGCAGGCATTCGCGGATATACCCCCTTACCGTCTGCACCAGTTGATTGGTCAGTTTGCTGCGCTGAAGCAGCCACAGTCGGGAGCCGTAACGGTCATTCTGTACCGCAGGCCAGGTATCCCCCCACCATCCCATCGGGACATCGGCGTTGTCATCAGGCTCCGCCCGCCGCCAAGTAAACAGGGAAATCACCACGGCGCGGGTCAGCGGATCCAGCTGTGCGCTGGCGCAGGTGCGTTTACCGTTCACCGTCAGCCACAGTTCCATCATGCCTCCATCGCTTTATCAGGTTTGTCGGTGTTACTGCCCTGACCGTTCTCTCTGTGACGATGCCCGTTATAGGCAAGCCGCATCGCTGACATGGTGGTACCGCCGGAGTCGCACAGGTCTTTCACCTGTCCGGTCACTTCCAGGTCCATTTCAAAACGTGCTCTGGGCGCATTGCGAAACGTGATCGTTTTACCTGCACCGTCCACCACGATCCCCTCCCGGGTCAGCGTCACAGACTGCCCCTGATCGTCATAGACAGCCACCTCACCCGTCTGCAGCCCTTTCAGGCGGTAGCGCCGGTCCGACACCGTAACAACCACCGCATGAGAACGGTCGCCATCCGGAAACAACACCACCGCTTCCGCACCGCTGTTTGCCCTTGCGGTAAAACCGTAGGGTTCAAGATGTTCAACCCCGGCTTTGGGTTCACCGGCAATCAGGGACACATCCACAGTCTGACATTTCGTGGCGGCACTGATGCTTTTCACCACTGCCCGCCCAATCAGGCCGAGAAGTTGTCGCTGCATGGCTTCAATCGTCCTCATCAGAACGGGTCCTCCTGTACTCTGGCTTTTTTCTTTTTCCGCGCGCCGGGGGCTTCGGGTTCAGGCAGATAAGCATCAGGTGGGCCGACACGGATTTCCGTCAGGGTGCCGTTCTGGTCCTGAGTAAACGTGACTTCCGAGACAAGCAGTTCGGTATTGTCGAAACCACAGACCGGATCGAAGACAATCACCCGCTGGTTGGGCTGCCACAGCGTACCGTTACCCTGTCGCCAGCCCTGCACCACATAGGTGGTTTCATCCGTCCGCGCCGCCCGTTGTCGGGCTTCAAAGTCAGCACGCGCAATACAACCTGCCCCCGTGGCCTGCCCTGTCTGCCTGATATACATCGGACGGTAACGGGCAATAAATGCGTCCTCTGTGCGGGCCCGCAGCGCGGTGGTGGTGGCCTCACCGAAATCATCGTCGTTTCCGGCACGCTGCCCCGCCACCTGGTAAACAGAAAACCGCTCCCGGATACTCTTCTCCGTATCACAGGAAAGGATGTTTTCCCCAAGTACCAGCGCGGTATGTGCCCGCGTTGAGCCAATACCGCCAATCACCAGCCTGCCGTGCGGGTCGTCGTAAGCCAGCGCCTGCTGCTGACCGAGTATTTTGTTGATTACCTCAATCACCGTTTCACCGTGATCAGGCTGAACATCAGGAATAACACCCGATGGCGCACCGCTGTTCACCACCTCAATGCCGAAAGGCGCAGCAAGCGCCTGCGCAATCTGCACCAGCGAGCGTCCGTTAAACTGTGTCGGTTCGGCTGCACAGTCAATCAGGTCAGCCGTCAGACTACGTCCGGCAATACCGGTGCTGACCGAACGGGCATCGTAACGAACGGGAGTCGCCTCCACCCAGCCGGTGATCACCAGCTCATCACCAATCAGCACTTCCACTTTTGAACCGTTTTTAATGCGCGGCTGAAGCGTGGTGATACCCTCATCTCCCGGCCACTGGCGAGTGATCTCCACACTGAAATCCCGCGCCAGCCGTTCAATACCGGCACCGATGCGCACCGATGTCCAGCCATTCCACTCCCGGCCATTTACCCGTAGCGTGACATTGTCGTTCATTGCACTGGCACCTTCAGAGGGATCACCGGCACAAAGCCGGGATGCGTAATGGCATTACGCCGGATAATGTCCGCGTCACGCGCCGCGTTATCAAACCAGGTCGCCGCCAGCACCAGCGCGGGTAAAACCTCATCCGGTGTGCGCTGAATGATCCGTGCAGACTGTTCAAGGCGCGTGTTGATATCCGCATTCAGATCTGCTTTCACCCGGCGCAGCGCCAGAAACAGCGCATCACTGGTTGTACGGGACAACTCCTTATCAATTGCCGTATTCAGTGTGTCGCGAATGTCGGTCAGTTCTTCCCACGTTGGCAGGTCAACCGTGTTTTTCACCGCCGGTGCATTGTTCAGTGCCGGATGCGTGACGGAAGGCCAGCCAGTGCTCTGCGCGGGTGTTGTTGCCTGCCCCACTGCGGAATTCTGCATCACCGCGGAAGTTGTTGGCGCAGGCAATCGGGTGACGGCATACGCCGCTTCGCTGATTGCGGTCGTACGAAGGGTGCTGGCAACCACGTTACGCTGCTGCGTCGCCGTGGCGGTGGTTTTACTGTCCGTTTTCCAGACGCCGCGCGGTTGCAGATCGCTGCCGAGGCTGACACCGGAAAGCGTTTTGATCATGGTGACCAGGTCGCTGGCGTTACCATAAAGGCGTTTCCCGGTACGCCACATTTTCTGCACCTGCTCAACGAAATTTTTGCCTGAGGATGGCGGCGGCAGAAGTACCGAGATATCCCCCTGCAACAGCCTGGCGGCATCCGATACGGCAGAATCCACCACTTTCATCGCATCAGAAACATACCCAAGCATTGTGCTGGCATTACCGATAACGTCGTTCTGCACGAAATCCGCCACACCATCGATACTGAAACCGCTGAAGCTGTCACTGATGCAGTCATCCAGTGCAGAACAGGATGACATCAGCGTCTGCGCCGTCGCCGCACCTGATGTGGGGTAAGAGAGTTCTCCTGCTTCGACAAACTTCAGGTCAAAGCGGACAATACGCCCTTCACTTTTCGATGTGCTGACCCGAACTTCCCCGTCAACACAGACTTTCAGCTCACCATATGTCGGGTGGACAAGTGTGCCGGGACCGGGTTTATTCAGCGCTTCAATCAGGCGATCGCGCTGGTCAAAGCAGTCATCTCCCACCACATAAGCTGTGATGGACGGGCGGAAAGTGACTTTTCCCAGATCTTCGGTATAGGGCTTGTCGCGGTTCGGGTATTCATGTGTTTCCACACGGCGACCGGTTCCCGCACTTTCTTCTTCAACCTTAAACGGCACGCTGCGAAATGACGCATCCTGAAGCCTGTCTTTCCACGTCATATAAGTCCCATATTTATTATCAGTAGTAATATTTACTGGTAATGCCATAATTTGTAGTGGTAGCCATTACCATTTGTAACTATATAAATTATTAGCATTAAGGTGATAACATGAAGAAATTATTAAAATGGATTTTATATATTTTCATCGGGTTGGTGATTATTGGATATTTTGCAGGCAATAACGATAAAGGCTCTAATTCTTCATACTCATCCGATACGGAAGCTGCGGCACCGCAAAAAGAAATCTACAACACTACTGCTCGACAGCTGTTTAAAGAGTATGAAGAAAATGAAGTCGCTACCGATGAACAGTTAAAAGGTAAATTAATCGCCGTTAGAGGTATCGTACAATCCATTGATAAGGACTTTACTGACTCTATAATTATTAAATTCAGAACTGAAAATGAATTCATGCCAGCAAGAATGGAGATGCAAGACTCTGAAAAATCAACAGCTGCTGCTCTTAAAAAAGGAGAACAAGTAACTGTTATTTGCGAAAAAATGTCCAGAATTGTCGGCTCCCCATCAGGCCGAAATTGCGTGTTCGCACAGTAAGTTCAGGGAGGGACGGCCCTCCCTGTTCGTCTTTACCTAAATCTGGTGTACCCAACATCGTGATTAATATCAATGCCACTGGAACGTGTTTCCGTAACCCGCATACCTGGTGGCATATTCATAAATGAAACCTTGATCTCGCCATCAACTTTTGGCGCGATAGCTTTGTTAATCATGAAGGGATTCGGGCCTGTGGCATCGGAGGCGTTGTTTGACTGAGCCGGATCCACCGCCGGATAAGGTGTGTATCCCCGCGTCGGTATTCCCGTCCCATAAGCATCATAAGCACCCGCGCCCCACTGCGCAGAGTTAATGGCATCGACCGTGTCACCGGAACTGTCGGTAAACCACTCAATAATTGGCTTCAGCTTGTCCCACATATCCTGAAACCACTTAACAACCGGCCCCCAGTTATTGATCACCATCCCCAGCGGCGACCAGGCAAAAACTTTCTTAAGGAGTTCCCAGCCAGCCTCAAAATAAGGACCAATGGTTTCCCAGAGTTTCTTAAAATAAGGTCCGACAACATCCCAGTTAGTGATAATTAATCCCGCAGCCAGGGCTATCGCCGTCGCAATCATGCCAATCGGCGTCATCGACATGATCCTGCTGACAATACTGATGGCACCGCCAACGCCCATCAATCCCAGTTTCAGAATCGCAAGACCGGCAGCAAGCCCGACGACGCCGCGAATAACCCGGGGATTTTCATCCGCAAACTTCGTGAATTTTTCCCCCAACTCCCCCAGCCATTGCGTGATATTTTTAGCGTCACCAGAAAATGCGCCGCCAATAGCTGCAAGACCGTTAGTTGCGGTCCCCGTCATTGCCTCCCACAGGTTGGACAGCGTACCAAGCTGAGCCTGAACACGTTTATTCAGGCTGGCCTGTTTATTCATCTTCTGCTGGATCTGATCGTAGCCATCCTTTCCTTTATCGATCAGGGCATTGACCACCTGAAGGGTTTCGGCATCATCACCAAATATTGCCTTAAGTACGCCTGTTCGCTTAACGTCGGTCAGTTTTCGCAACTTTGCCAGTTGCCTGAACATGTTATCAAGACCGCCAAAACTTCCTTTGCCGTCAGTAAAATCGAGCTGTACCCCGAGTTTCTGGCGGGCCATGACTTTATTGACGTCCCTGATTTTCTTAACACTTAATCCGGACTGGATAACTTTTCGCAGGGCATTACCTGCCGACTCCCCGTTCATCCCCATCTGATCCATCATGACGCTGATGGGGGCAAGGCTCTGTGCAGCCTGAAGACCGTCCTTGTTCACCATCTTCAGAACAGAACTGGTTTTAGTGAAGAAGGACAACATGTTGGTATCGTCAACGCCCAGATAAAACGCCTTCTGGATAGTGTCGAACAGCCCCATCATGTCTTCTGACGCCGTTCCGGTAGCATCCTGCATCTTTGCAGCAAACTCAGCAGCCGCTTCCGGTGTTTTTTTCAGTTGTACCGCAAGATAAGCTGTCGCTTTACCCACACCACCCAGAATGTTTTCTGCCGGGATCCCCTGACGCACCAGCATCTGCATCATGTTCTGGAAATCAGCCGTTGTACCGGGTAGCTGGTTACCCAGGCCAATAGCCAGTTTATTGATGTCCTGAAAGCTCTTTCCAACCTCGCCGTTCGCATCCATCATGGCGACTTTCAGCCCGGTAGCGGCGTTTTCCTGATCGGCATAAGATTTCAGGGAAAGCGTCAGCCCCGCTGCCAGTCCTCCACCAAGCGCCAGCCCACCCTGTGACGCTTCTTCCGCCTGGCGTTTAAATCCCCGGATTTTCTTTTGCATTTTCGACAGCCCGGGAGAAAGCCTGTCGACACCGGTGATCAACGCCTTAAGCTCAAATTCAGCCATGTGTGCGTTTCTCCTGCTCTATCCTGTTTGCCTGACTGACCAGCAAGGGAATTTCACTGATCGGCATATTCAGCAATTCGAAGGGATTAATGCGCCAGTAGCTGGCGCAGTCAAAGAAGCGATCAGTGAGGTATTCAGCCGTCAGGCCTGGAGAAAAAACCCAGCCACAAGCCACGCCGCTGCATTCAGGTCTGCCGGAGACATCTGGTCGACAGAGCTTTGCGGCACTTTCGCCAGCCGCACAATGTATTTCGACACCACATGCGCCAGAAGTCTGACGGACTCATCCTGATTCATCTGGTAGGGATACCCCAGCTCGCGGACATCTTTCCCGGTGGGCTCATCAAACTCCAGTACGGAGAGTGTCTCGCCATGAGCGGTAATCGGTTTCTTTAACTCAAGCTCTTTCATTACTGGTAATCCCCTTCTTCACCGTGGAACTCAAGATCGACCGTGCCTTCTTCGGCATTATGGTTCGCTTCGCCGTGCAGCCAGGCAGACGACAGTACATAGACCTGACCGTTCGCCAGCTCGGCAGTGATGGTCATCTCATCAGACGAGGTGATTTTGCTCACCGGAAAATTCTTCGGCACCTTGAAGGTCCCTTTGACATAAGGCGCACGGTGAGTTTCCTTGCGGTCCACTGAACCGTCCAGGCCGATGATGTCATCATTGACCGTCCTGTTCATGGGCACCTCAATGCCGCCGGTCAGCGATAGCTGCTGACCGTCAATTTTGAAATAACAGGTTCCCCCGATACGGGCCATTATGCGGACTCCTCTGAATACTGAAGACGGAACTGGTTAACCACGGCAAAGACACGCAACTGGTTAACATAGTCAGGCGGGAACAGCGTGTTCAGGCGGTTCGGATCGCTGGCATCACGCTCCACAACCAGGTACTGCTTAAACAGTGCGTAGTTTTCCACGATCCCCGCACGCTCAAGCTGACGGTAGGTTGCCAGCAGTTCCCCTTTGATCACCGCCGGGGTGACAATCGCCTGACCGGGACCAAAGCGGGTACCGTCACTGGCAAGCTTGTGACGCCCGTACTTACTGGTAATGACGGATTTCAGTTTGCGCAGTACATACGCGCTGGTATGCAGAGTCTCACTGTCTAGGTAGCTGTTATCCGCAACCCCGTAAGCGTTTTTCCTGTACGTGGTGACATCACGCTGAATGCGCAGTACCCCGCTTTCGACATACGCCGTTGCCACGCCATGAGACAGCAGGGTCTGTTGTTCGGTCATCGTGAACCGTTTCCCCTTCGGCGCAGGCAGCATACCCACCAGCTCACCGGTCTGCGTGGGACGTGCCGGATCGTTGCGAATAAACACCGCTGCGCGGGCGGTACGGCTTGCCGCCAGTTCGTCGGCAGGCGTCTGGGTCTCTTTTTCGTACCCCGCCAGGGTAATGTGCTGCTGGTTAAACTGGTCACCTGCGGTCACCAGTTCTGACAGCGTGCCGATCTTTGCCGTATACACATGACCATACAGCTGACGCGCATAGCTCCAGCGACCGCTGGTATCGTTCATCTCGGTCACCAGCGTGTTAACGGAGGCCGTGTCGTTGAACGGCAGTCCGATATAATCAAACGGCTCATCCGCCATTGCAGCCACCGCGCCGGTGAGAACCGGAGCACCCGTTCCGGCGGTACCCGTCGCCACGGCAATCTGTACGCCCGCTGGCAGCACTTCGCCCCCACCAAAGCCGTAGTAATTGAGGCTGACAGGAATTTCATTCCCGCAAAGCCCCTTATGACGCGCGGTCAGTGTGACCACGCCTGCCGAAGATGAAGCCGTAAACGGCAGGGCCGGAACGGCATTGATGGCATCTTTGATACTGCTGGCAATCGTCGTGACGTTATCGCCGTTGGTCACCGGAGCCTGCACGCGGGTACGTCCCACATAGACATTCACCGTGCCGGTTTCGGTTGCCGCCCCGGTCACCGTCAGCGTAACCGTTGCCGCCGCGCCTGTGGATTCAGGAACGGCAATCACATACAGCTCACCAAACGGGTCGGTCTGGCGATAAGCCTCGACCATACGCGCCAGCTGACTTCCCGCACCACAAATCTGGCGTGCATAGTCTGCCGACGGCATCAGTACCAGACTGTTGGCAACAATCTCTGCACCGTTATTGGCATGACCAATCAGCAGCGATGCTCCGCTGTCCTGTGCAGTATTTGCCGCAGAATTGTCCATCTCGGCGTAGAACAACGGCACCAGCGTATTCGACGGAACAGCACTAAAACTTATTGTCATGATTCTTTAGCCTTATCCTGTTTAACACGTACCACATCACACGCCGCTATACGGCGAAGCCAGTAGCTGCTTTCTTCCACATTTCGCCCGTCAGAAGGCAAAAGGTCTCCACGGGCAGGGTCAGGAACTGACCGCCCTTTCAGGGGTTTTACAAACATGATGATTCTCAGGAAGGAAAGGTTATTTCGGTGTGATGTTCGATATCGCCGTCAGGCCCGTTACCGGGATCGAGATAATCAACATCAATCGCCAGCGTTCGCAGTTCATCCAGACTGTTCAGGTCATCCTGCTGGCGGGTATCGTCTTCGGTCAGCTCGCTGATGACCGAAAAATCGAACTGATAAATCAGCTCATGACGGTTCAGATCCAGCAGCGTGCCGCCGTCATAGGTAATCGGGTTACCGCACGCTTCCGGATTCCAGCCCAGCAGGGCCTTAAAGAGCATTTGCCGAACATCGTCCACCGCATCATACGAGGCAAACTGACCGCGCTCATCACGCCCGTTACTCAGTATGACAACCACGGAGAAACCCTCTTTCAGCTCCTGCCAGTAGTCGGTCTGGCTTTTGTTTTCTCCCGGAGAATCATCACCCGGTACAACATATGCCGCCGGGAGTTTCAGCTTTCCGACCTCCGGCAGATTTTTAAACTGGGCCGCGCCTGCAACCCGGTTTTCAAAATACGGACAGCGGGCACGCAGTGCAGCAATAACAGGCGTCAGTTTCATCTGTGTCGTCGCTCCGGCTTCAGTGATTTACGCAATTCCCGCGCCAGAAAATAGCGTGTCCAACTGCGGTTCTTTTCAAGCGTTTCCACCATGAAGTTATTACGTGGAGCCAGTCGCCAGCCGCTGCCACCGGATGCACCACGATGATGGCTGCGACGACGCTTTGCCCCTCGCCTCACGCCATAGAACAAAAAAGCCGGATAAAAATCACCGGTGATACGGCGGTTTCCCTGCCCGTTTTTCTGGTTAGGGGAAATCCTGACCATCAGGCCAGAACGACGGGAGCTTTTACGGGGGACCATGTAACCAATCGAACGAGCAAGTCGTCCGGTCTGATAGCCGGGGTTTTCACCCGGTGCCGACCGACCACGTCGCATCACCAGCCGCCGGGCATCACGCATATAGACACGCCCGATTTGAACGAATGCCCTTCGGAGCCTGGCACGGTTAAACTCCATCTCCTCCGGTTGTTTGAAATCAACGTGTAAAAATGCTGTCTGATCCACGGCGACCTCCCATTTCTTCTTCGGCACCCAGCTCCGTACACTCCAGCAGCAGAAAGCGCCGCGCTCCGTTCAGATCGCGCTGACGTTTCACCCGGTACACATTGTCATCACAGACCACCTCATAATCAGCGGTGATCCCCCGGCGGTAACGAATGGTGATGTAATGGGTGATGGCGTCCCCGGTCTGCGCGGTTTCCTGCCAGGTGGTGGCACTGGTCTGGATAACCTTCGCCCATGCCCGGAACGTAACCGGGTATTGAGGCTCCACGCCAAAGTTATCCGCGGGCATATCCACCCGCTGGCGGATCAGGACGCGTTTATTCAGTTCACCGGGGTCCGGCAGAATGTAGGTTGCGCTGGTCTGCGCCTGACGAATTTTCATTGCGGGAAATACCTGTACGGGCCGACAAGCCAGTCAAAACTCTGCGGCATGTCGAGTTTCTCCACTTCCGTAACCGACGAGCGGTTTTCGTAAAAATGGCTGATAAGCATCAGCATCCCCAGACGAATATCATCCGGCAGGTGCAGCCCGTCCGGATCGCTGTCCGGAATGGTTTCATCCGGTGCATAGAGCTTCCGGTTCAGATACGTTTCCGTCCGCTTTTGCGCCGCACATGCCAGCAGTTGCAGATGGCGGTCATCAGTATCGAAATCCTCATCCAGCCGGAGTTGGGCTTTAATCTCTTCCATTGTCAGAAGCATACTCAGCCCTCTTTACTGGTCGTGGCTTTTTTCTCTTTTGCCGCTTTACTGCTTTTTGCACTGATTCCGCGCTCTGCTAACCCGGCCTGAAGTGCAATCTCCTGCACCTGGGCAGGAAGCGCCCCGTCGTCATACTCACCGGCCCGAATGACCTCAACACGCATACCGTCCGGTGACCATTTCAGATCTTGTTTCAGGATCATGATTCTTCACCCGTCAGAACAGGGGGCGCAGTTCCGCGCCCCTGAGTGATTACGCCGCTGCAATCTTCAGCAGTTTGATGGCCTGCGAATCGACCAGCATCCCGCCGGTGCGCTTGGTGGTATAAAAACCGACAAACGGTTTATTGGTGTACGGGTCACGCAGAATGCGGGTGCCGATACGGTCAACGATGGTGTAACCCCGTTTGAAGTTACCAAATGCAATGGCTTTCGCATCAGCGGCGATATCCGGCATCTGTTCGTTTTCAGCGATACCGTAACCCGCCAGAGAGGACGGCTGCCCCAGTTCCAGCCCCGGACGCCACAGATAGTTACCCTCGGTGTCTTTCAGCAGACGGATGGCAAACAGGCTGTTGTTGTTCATCATGAACTTCGCGCCGGTGCGGTGTGCCTTACGCAGCGTGTAAATCAGTTTGATAATGGCGTCTGCGGTCACCGCAGTCGCGTCGCCGGATACAATATGCTGAAGTTTGCCGAACGCCCGGACCTTATCGGTTTCATCCGTGGATTCATACGCCAGGAACCCTTTCGGCTTCTTGGTACCATCGCCGGTGGTAAAGGCAATTTCTTCCTGTTCGGCAAATTCGGTTGCCAGCTCGCTGTTGATCCAGGCTTCCACGTTGAAAAAGGCATCATCCAGCATTTTCTGGGTGGCCTGCGGGTTACCGTAGATTTCCCCCATGAAAGGTTCAATCAGGCCCAGTTTTGAGGTGGCAGTCTGGGAGCGCGCGTCAGTCTCGCCAACCCATCCGGAAGCCGTACCGCCCAGATTCACCAGTTTTTTGTAGTCGGAACCACCAACGGTGATCACCGTGGCTTCCTGGCGCATCACCACTTCATCTTTCAGCAGGGTGAGAATGTTGCGATCCAGTGCTTCCGGCACGGCATAGCCGCCGTCTTCATCGGTGCCCACCTGCAATGCCTTGCGCTCCAGATCGCGCAGACCGTCTTCACGGCCTTTACGCAGAAAGCCCACAAACGCCTCTTTGTGCTCGGTGGCCAGTTTATTTTGCGCACCACCTGCCGGACGTTTCAGCTCAAGCAGCTCTTTTTCAAGGTCGCTTTTGAGGTTTTCCAGCTCGCTGAGTTTCCCGCTCAGGGTTTCCACCTGCCCGGCAAGTTTGCCTTTTTCCTGCTCAATCGCATCCACGCGCTTGTCGTTCTTTGCTTTGAAGTCGTCAAACTTCTGCTGCAGCTCCTGCGCGACCTGTTCGACATCTTTAATATCAACCGCCATCGTATTTCTCCTGATTAGAAGTTCAGATTTTTCAGTGCATTCAGTGCAGAGCCCACATCCTCAGCGTCGCGCAGGGATAGTGCGCCATAGCCCCCGGCCATGAATGCTTTGGCCTGGGTACGGGAGAGTCCGACATCACGCAGGACTCTTTCGATTTTTTTCTGTTCGGGGATTTCCCCGCGGGCCAGTGCGTTCTTGACGTCGCTGATCCGCGCCTCGTCGTTAGACGGGAACGTCACCAGACTGACTTCCCAGAGGTCGATTTCTTTCAGCAGAAAGGCTTCTTTGCTCCGGTCATATTCCCAGTCTTTCAGGACGTACCCAATAGAAAGGCCGGTTAACGAACCGGCCTTCATGTGTGCATGTGCGCGTTTTGCGAGGGGATCATCATCAATAAGCAACCGTCCCCTGACGTAAAGTCCGACATCGTCTTCCTTCATTTCGGTGTAAACACCGATGGGTTCATCCATGCGGTGCTGCCAGAGCAGCGCAGGTAACGCTTTTCTGTCACTCCACGCCCGCAGGGAAGCAGCAAATGCCCCGGACATCACCACATCATCGTGGCTGTCCTTTACACCAAAGACGGAGCCATACCCTTCAAACTCACCGGAGTCACTGACAGATTTCAGACTCAGCGGTACATCAAGACGTTGTTTCGTCTGCATTGGCGTTATCCTTCTGCTTACCGGCTTTACTGCCATCGGAGGGTTTCGTGGTCATGTTCATAGGTGTGAGATAGACATCACCACCGGGACGCGGATTCATATCTTCCAGGTCACGGCAGTCATTAGGAGAGTAAATTCCCCAGTTGATCCCGGTGGCGTAGGCTTCAAAACGGGACTTCATATCTCCGCGCAGTAACGCCCCGGCGTTAAATTTGGCGTAATAAACGCCCTGCTTACTTTTTCGTACCAGTCCGGTGTTGATCCGCTGCTCAATGCGGGTCAGATACGGCACCAGTGAATAGTTGATAAATCCCAGCCCCAGCTCTTCGATATTGTTGAAGGTGGCGCGATCGGTGTTCTGCACCATGTGCAATGGCACCCGGAACAGACGACAGATTTCTTCAAGCTGAAACTTGCGGGTTTCCAGGAACTGGCTGTCCTCGGCGTTCAGCGCCATCGACTTCCAGTCCAGCCCCATCTCAAGGATCATCGGGCGGTGAGCATTGCCAAGCCCGGTGTGACGCTCCTCAAAATCTTTCTTCAGGCGCTCATAAGCCTGATCCGACAGCGTCTGCTCTGTACGCAACACACCGGACGTCACCGCACCATTGCTGAACAGTCTGGCCCCGTGCTCTTCGGTCGCAGCTGCCAGCGATATTGCCTCGCGGGCATAGGCGATGGGATTCAGTCCCACCAGACCGTCCAGCGTCAGCGTGCGCACATGCCAGATATCTTCCTGGCTCAGTACATCCGTGGAGCCGTCCAGGAATGTGACCTGATAGACCGGCTCCCAGCTACTGTTAAGCTTCGGTACCACACAACCGGGATCGACGGGCAGCAGTTCAGCCACTTCGCCAAATGCTTTCACTTTGTAGGCGTAAAAGTTTCCCCGCAGACACAGACAGGTGACCACCAGCTCCCAGAACTCCTGCGGCGTCATATAGCCATTAGGATGCGTGGAGATCAGCTTATGCAGACGTTCGCCGGTGGCTCTCTGTTTCAGGCTGCCGTTCAGGTGATACAGATTGCAGGGCAACATCCCGACCGACTCTGCCAGCACCCTGACGCAGGAAAAAACCGCCGTCAGTCGCATGGCCCGCTGGCTGCTGATCTGCTTTCCGGTATAGGTGTCGTAGGACAGCCCGATAGCATCTGCCAGCTCTGCTGGCGTGGTCACCGGTGCGTTACTTTTTCTTTGAAATAATCCCGAAAAGAACACTATTTACCTCCGCCGACAGACGACTGTGTACGGTCGAGATATCGCGCCACCAGCCACGACCAGAACAGGCACAACGCCCCGGCAACAACAAACCCCGCCGGGGGATAAATCAGCCAGGCACCATACGCCAGCAAAATCGCACCCAGCACGCCCACCAGAGGCGCGAGAATCAGCATGATCATAATTACCTCAGTTACAGCGAGCGGATCCCGTAGGACTCAATGTGATCAGACAGCGTGTCTTCTTTCTCAAATAGCATGCAACGACCAATCGCCATAATCAGCGCCACAGCACCATCGATTTTGTTTTCGTTACCTTGTTTGATCGGACGAACAACATCATCGTCGCCGGGAATGTGCTTTCCAATCACGTTGCTGACACACCATGTCATCACAGGATTACCATCATGATGAAAACGCCCGGCCTCGATAGCCGCCTCAAGTTCCTTCATGGGATCCGACATATTGGTGTAGTTCTGAATGATGGTAATAGGGTTTAAGTTTTCATCAGCAAGGTGGTGAGAAAGGTTTGTGGCTCCGTGGGGATCTATAGGTGACTCCTCCACTGCGTTTAAGCGATTTGCTTCTTTCGCAGACTCAAGGATCTCCCGGTAATCAATTTCCGCACCATCGGTAACGGTAATAAATCCCCCTTCAACCCACTTCTGATAACGTTCTGCTGTGCGACTGTCTGTCACATCAGCGCTATAGATTGTGTCGTAGGGAACAAAAAACTTGGGTGCGACACAATAATAATGCGTTTTACCGTCAATCTCTCGGGTAAAAAGCCGTACCATTGCGTTCAAATCCAGCTTTCGCGCAAGGTCAAACGCCAGAATGCAGGTATGCCCCTCAAAACGCTCCAGCGTCAGACTCCTGTCCTCACATTTCTGCCAGTTTACAAGATTGAAGAAGGCGTCTTTTGCTGCCACCCAGATATTCAGATGTTTCGTTTTGAACACGCCCACTTTTCGTGGGTTGTTAATTGCCGCGCGCTGTTGAGATAACAGGTAATCACTGTAGACAGAAATCCCCATATTGGGGTTCGCTTTACGCAATACCGCCGGATCTGTCCAGTCATCCCCGTCGTCAATGGTATAAATAATCCCGAACAGTTCATCATTGGGCACAATCCCTTCAAGCATTTCGATCACTTCACGCCGTTTGTCGTAGCATGGCCCTTCAATGTTATAGCCCGCAGTGGTGATACCAAAAATCAGCGGCTGACGACGTGCCCCCATCCCGGTTTGCATCGTCTGGTAAAGTGCATCGGTCTGATGCTCGTGATATTCATCAATGAGAGCGCAACTCGGCGACGCGCCGTCTCCGGGATCTCCAATCAACGGTTCAAAACGGGCACCGTCCTCCGGACGGCTCATGCTTTGAGCATGTACTTCAATACCAAATGCTTCACGCAATGGCTCCGTGCGTTGCGCCATCAGTCTGGCTGGACGAAAAACTTCCCACGCCTGTTTCTCTGTTGTGGCCCCGGAATACACTTCAGCGCCAAATTCATCATCGCAGGCAAACATATACAGACCAACGCCAGCAGACATTGCTGATTTCCCGTTTTTACGGGGTATTTCGTTGTAAGCCTCGCGAAATCGACGCAGACCGCTCTTTTTTCTCACCCACCCAAACACAACACAGATACAGAACAACTGCCAGGGTTCAAGCGTAATGGGCATCCGCTTAAATGCCCACTCTCCTTTGGTGTGTGGCAAAAGCTGGATAAATTTCGCCACCCGCTCAGCTTTATCTTTATCAAATTTAAACGGATAGTTTTTTTTAACTGAATTTTCCAGGTCATCAAGGTGACGCTGGCAGGCCAGAACGACATAACGGCAAACCTGAATTTTTCCGCGAACCACGTCACGTGCATACTGATTTGCGGCATTAACGTTCACGTAATTTTTTCGTGTCATAGGTTTTTAAATGGATTATCGCTCCCCTGCTTCGGCGTGATAAGCCGCTGCCGACTGGCAGGATCGAGTCCTAATAAACTACCGAATGTCACCATTTGTCTGGCGGCCTCATTTGCCGCCGTGAGTGCCGGGTTTTTCTTTGGCCCCGCCTCACTCTCTACCGTAATCCCAACGCGCATAACCTCCTGCTGCGACTCATGCCAGTTGCGAAAAGCAGTGCAGAATGCAACGACGTTGTGCAAATCAGTAACATAAAGAACTCGCTGGGCACAGAGCTCACGAATAATGGTGTCCCACATATGACGAGCGGTTTCATCAAACCACTCGGGAGGCTCAGCATGGGTGATCGGCGTGAATTTTGGTTCAAACTTATTTAATGCCCGCTTGCCGGGATTGCCTGCCAGTTCCTTACGGGTAGTCGGCTTCGGCTTTCTCCCTCTTCCGGGCGCAACAGATTTTTCTGACATGTCAAATCCTGAAATTTTTAATTTCGCGGGTGTAAAAATTTGACGAGGGGGGCGGTCCCGGACAGCCAGGGCTGTAGGGATTTGCCCCGCCCCTCCCTACAAGTGAGAATAATTATCACCTGATTCGTTCGCGCGCTGTTTTCGCTTTATGGCAGGGCCAGCACAGACTCTGCAGGTTGCTGTCTGCGTCTGTTCCGCCATGCGCTTTCGGGATGATGTGGTCGACGGTTTTCGCCTCGCTCACCACACCGGCACGCAGACACAACTGACACAGACCTTTATCGCGCTTCAGAATACGGGCGCGAATCACCGTCCATTTTGAGCCATAGCCACGCTGGTGGCGGCTCAGTCCGCGCTGGTGCTGCACCCAGCCTTCACCGCGATGCTTATCGCAGTAACCCGAACTGTCTGTTGTTGTGCCTGCACATCCACGC